AAATAAATTATCCTGATAGTTTCAATATTAGAGATTACGCAACTGATCTAATGTTCTATCAACAAGCTAAAGCAATCAATGTACAATCTCCTACATTATCAAAAGAAATTGATAAAGAAATTGCTAGAGCAGTAGTTGATGATGATGAGAAGTTAAATATTATCTTTGATGAGATAGATATTAAAACTGAAGTTGGAGAATTTACTCAAGACGAAGCAGTACAAGTAGATCAAGAAGTAGCACAAGAGCAGATATAAATGAATGTCGGATATAGTCAAAGACGCAACAGAATATCGAATTAAGCAAATAGAACTTGCTGAAGCACAATACTATAAATCATTAATCAATACATTAGATAGAATAGAACGAGAAGTAATAGCTACTGCATCAAGATTACCTTTAACAGATGGCAAATTAGTAGAACTTCAATCAGCTATTGCTATTAGACCTAGAATTAAGTTTATTTTAGAAAAAGAATATCTAGCATGGTCAGATACAGTTGTTAGAGACGGTTTTAATAAACAAGCTAAACGAATTGAGAAAGCATTTAAAAGAATAGGAAATATTCCTGTAGAATTTCAAGAACTAACTAAAGGAGATTTAGCTTTAATTCAAAATCTAAAGCAACAATATTTTACTCAGTTTAAAGATGTATCTAATACATTTACTAGAAGATTAGCAGATAAAGTTTATCAAAATACATTAGTTGGTAGTGAATTTGCAGTATTAGAAAAAGAACTTAGACAAACAATTAATGGTATTTATGCTAGTTCAGATGATCCTGAGATAAACAGATTAGTTGATTTTGTTAATGAAAACAAGTTTGTAGAATCGCAACAATCAGCAGTTGATAAAGCTATTCAAACTTTACAATCTAAATTTGCTAGAGATCGAGCAGGAGAGAACATGAAAAAATACGCAGGACAAATTTTAAACGATTCTCTGCGTGATTTTGATGCTACTTTGAACTTTAATAAATCACAAGATGCTGGTCTAACATATGTAAAATACTATGGAGATGTAATTCCAACAACTAGAACGATTTGCAGAAATGTAATAAATGGAGTATATGATAGAAGAAAAGGTGGACTTTTTACAGTTGATGAAGTCAGAAGATTATGGGCAGGTCAAAGTTGGTCAGGTAAAAAACCTGGTGATCCTTTGATTGTTCGTGGTGGTTATAACTGTCGTCATCAATGGTCTTATGTCAATCCTGATTGGTATGACGAACAAGGCGAACTAATAATATAGGAGAAATAATGTCAGAAGAAAATAAGGTTGTTGAACCTCAAAATCAACCAACAGAAAATACAACTGCTACAGAAACTGTAGAAACTACAGAAGCTGAACAAACAAAAGAAGCAGTTTTTAATCAAGATCAAGTTAATAATATCGTTACTCAAAGACTTGAAGCTGAAAGAAGAAAATACGAAAAGAAACTTCAAGAAGAAGAAAAGCAAAAATCTGAAATCTTGAAACAAAAACAACTTGAAGAAGCTAAGACTAAGCAAGATTTAGAAAAGATCATGCAAGAAAGATTATCTGAAAAAGAACAAGAACTTTTAAGATACAAAGAACAAATTAAGAAAGAAAAAGTTGATAATTCAATACTTTCTGTAGCTTCTAATAATGATGCAATTAGTCCATCACAAGTAGTAGCTCTAATAAAAAATGAAATAAAATATACAGATGATGGTCGTATAGAAGTAGTTGATAATAATTCTAATGTACGATATAACGCAAAAGGAGAACTTTTGACAATCGAAGATCGTGTTAAAGAGTTCTTAGATACTAACCCGCATTTCCGTAAAGGGTCTAAGCCTGGGACAGGATCAACCAGTAGTATCGGTGGTAAAACTGTTAAACCTTTTAATCTACAGGACTTGGACTTAACAAAACCAGAAGATCGTAAAGCCTATCAAGAATATAGGAGAAAAAGAGATTCTGGCGCTGTTGAGATTAATTTAAACAACAAATAACTTTTATAGGATAATAAAATGGCAAATGAAAGTACAAGTTCTACACTATCGGAACTATACACAGAGATAGTAGCAGAAGCACAATTCGTTGCTTCTGAAAAATCCATTATGAGAAACTTAGTTAAAAACTATGCTATCACAGGTGGTGGTAAAGCAGTTGAAGTACCAGTGTATGCACAAGTAAGTGCGGCCGCTGTTTCTGAAGCAACTGATTTATCTAATACAGCGATTGACCCTAGTTCAGTAACTATTACAGCTTCGGAAGTGGGTGTTATGACAACTTTAACCGACTTAGCAAGAAACTCTGCACCAAGAAATGTTGCGGCTGACATTGGTAAGTTATTCGGTGAAGCATTAGCTAGAAAACAAGATACTGATTTAACAGCATTGTTTGATGGCTTTGCAACTGAATTAGGAGATGGTACAGGTGCTATTTCATCTTCTGTTATCTTTAATGCTCTTTCAACTTTAAGATCAAATGCTCTTAATGTGGACGAGTGTGCAGTAGTATTACACCCTAAAATCGCTTACGATCTAAAAGCTAACTTAACTAATACTTTTGCTAACGCAAATGGTAATGATTTAGCTAACGAGGCTCTAAGATCAGGTTTTGTAGGCAGATTAGCTGGTATGAACATATTTGAAACTTCAAATATTGCAAATACTGGTACAGCTGGTGACTACAAAGGTGCGGCTATGCACAAAGACGCATTAGCTATCGCTATGATGCAAGATGTTAAAATCGAAACTCAAAGAGATGCTTCTCTAAGAGCAGATGAGATTGTGGCTACATCAGTTTACGGTGTTGGGGAAATCCATGACACTTATGGTGTAGAATTACACTACGATTCATCAATTCAATAATAATTGAATACTTTGTGGGGGCTAGAAATAGCCCCTACTTACAATAAGGAGATAAAATGGTAAAAATAATTGAAAATAAACAAATTATAAAACTTCAAAGAAAAAACAAAATTATAGAGAGATCAGTATTAGATTACAAAACAAATAAAGCAGTTTATGATTTTAGAGGTTTTAAACCTGTAGAAGATGTTGTAAAAGAAGAAAAGGTTGTTGAAATTAAACCTAAAAAGAAAAAAGTAGTAAGGAAGAAAAAAGATGTACAAGTGGATTTGGAAGCAGATAAGAAAGAATTGGAAGTGGCTGTACAGAAAGACATGGAATAATCTTCTGTTTATAGCACCTATTGTTGCTGTAATTCTTTTCTTAATTATATGGAGTAAATAATGGCTAATTATACTGGCTCAGATGTAATAACTGCAAGTGATGTAACTAAATATCAGCCTGATGCTTTTGATTTTGGAATCGCATCAACAGATACTGAAGCTGTTAATTTCTTTGCTCAAACTACTAACGATATTTTTAGACAGTTAAGAATTGAATGGTGGCCTGTTTATAAGCAAAATGTATTTACAGATATTACAGTTTTAAACACAGCAGAAATGGTAAATACAAAAGTTAATTTAGATCAATTTGAAAGAGCAGGTGTTTATCTATTTCTAGGTAGATTCTTTTTACCAGCATTATCTAAATTTAGACCAGAAACTGAAAAAGATAGATTTGAAAGAATGGCAGAATACTACATGAGCCAATATAATATCGAATGGAGAATGATATTAGAAGATGGTGTTGAATATGATACTGATGCTAACCAAACTATTTCTGTTAATGAGAGAGAACCTTTACATGGATTTAGACGATTGACTAGATAATGGCTTTAGAAGTTAAGATAAAAACTAATTCAAAAGCTATTCAAAAAAGATACGCAAGATTACAAAGAAAATTTCCAGGAATAATTGATAAAGGTGTTTTACAAGGTGGTTTTCAATTATTAGATATAATTAGAACTAAAACAGCAAAAGGAATTGATGTTAATGATGTACCATTTGCTCCATATTCTTCAGGTTATTTAAAACAACTTCAAAGAGAAGGAAAATCAACAAAAGTAGATTTATTCAATACAGGTCGTATGATGGGTGCATTAACACCTGGTGGACGAACTGTAAGAAAAACAGGAAGACACAAAATAACATTAGGTTTTTCAAATGCACAAATGCGTCAGAGAGCATTATTCAATCAAGTATTGGGTAAAGTAAATCGTGAATTTTTTGGTTTTAATGATAGAACAGCTAATATAATAAGAAAACAGTTTAATAGATTTGTAGAAAAAGAATTAAGAAAGTTTAGAATATGAGCATAAGAGAAAATATAGCATCAGAATTATTATCTACTATTTCAGCTATTAGTAGTCCTGTAATTAAAAAAGCTACTAGACAACCATTTATTTTAGATGAACTATCTGAACAACAATATCCAGCAGTAATCATTCAAACATCTGAAGAAAATAGAGATGATGCAGAATTAGGAAGTGGTGCAAGAACAAGAACAGGAACTATTGATTTTTTAATATTAGGTTTTGTCAAAGGTGCAGAAGTTAATATAGATACAAAAAGAAATGAGTTGATAACAGCTATTGAAACTGCAATAGAATCTGATATTACCAGAAATGGTAACGCACTTGATTCGGAAGTTATCCAAGTAGAAACTGATGAAGGTAGTTTATTTCCAGTTGGTGGAATAAGAATGACGATTAGGTGTATGTACGAATATCAAGCTGGAACACCATAGGAGATAAATTATGAGTAATACACAAAAAATATTAGACAAAATAAGTAAGAAAATTATTAAAATGGAAAAACTACAAGATCAAGAATCTATGATCTGCGAAGAAGTAAAAGATTTAGTAGAAGAAATTAAAGAAAATCTTGTTGAAGAAGATGATGGAACATGGGAAGAAGAAGATAGTGAAGATTTAGATGAAGAATTAGATGATGAAGAAGAAGATTTTGAAGAAGATATTGACGAAGAAGATGATAAATTGTAAAAGACTTTATGGCTAAGGATATTAAATTATATAAAGGTAATTCAGAAATAAGTATCAATGAAACAAACCTTGAACATTTTTTAAAATTAGGCTATAAGCAAGAAAAAGAAACTAAACAAAAATCTAACAAGGATAAAAAGACATGGCAACACATCACGGAAAAGAAGGAGTTGTAACAGTTGGTGGATCTGAAATGGGAGAAGTTACTTCTTTCACTTTAGAAACTACTGGAGATGTTGTAGAAGATACAGCTTTAACTGATGCTACTAAATCATTTTTAGCTGGAAGAACTTCATTCTCAGGAACAATCGAAATGCACTTTGATGAAACTGATACTCAACAAGAAACTTTAACTGCTGGTTCTTCTATCTCATTTGTTTTATTACCAGAAGGTAATACGGCTGGAGATGCAAGTTACACAGGAACAGGTATCATAACAGGTATGAGTATTAACAACTCAATGGACGCAATCGTTTCAAGAACTGTAACATTCCAAGGAACTGGTGCTTTAACTGTAGGAACTGTATAATTCTAATTTATGTCAGTTATTGATAGAGTTAAATCTCATTTTGAAACTCTTAAAACTATCACTATTGAAGTACAAGAGTGGAAAGATGAACATGGTAATCCTAGTGTCTTTTATTCTGAACCATTAACCCTTGAAGAAAAAAATATAATTTTTAAGAAGTCTAGCAACTTTCAAGACTTAACTGTTCTTGTTGATCTGTTAATTATGAAATTACAGATTAAGAACGAAAAAGGCGATATGATTAAAGCATTTAATCCAGAAGATAAATTTGCTTTAAGAAAGAAAGCAGATTCTAATATTATCTCAGCTATTGCTAATCAAATTCTTGCAGATACTAATTACGAGGACGCAGAAAAAAAGTAGATAGCGACCCTGATGTTAGGTCGCTGTTAGTTATAGCGGAACGATTACATCTTACAATTCAACAAGTTCTTGATATGCCTGTTAGCCATTATAATCTTTGGTTAGCTTACTTGAAAAAAGAACAAGAACAGTATAAAACATCTAAATCATTAGCTGAAGCAAGGAATTTAAAATAATGGCAAATCAAAGACTATTTATAGACATAGTAGCACGAGATAAAGCAACAAAATCTTTAGGTATTTTACAACAAGGTTTAGGTCGTTTAAGACAATCTGTTTTCAATTTACAAAACGCATTTGTAGGTCTAGGTGCAGGTCTAGTCATTAGAAATCTAGTTAATACAGGAAAAAATTTAGAAAATTTAAGAACAAGATTAAAGTTCTTGCTTAAAGATACAAACGAAGGTGCAAAAGCATTTGAGAACATGACTAAGTTTGCATCTCGTGTTCCATTCTCTCTTGAAGAAATACAATCAGGCTCAGGTATTTTAGCAACAGTTACTGATAATGCTAATGATCTTCAAAAGATGTTAGAGATAACAGGTAATGTGGCCGCTGTTACAGGATTAGATTTTAGAACTGCGGCTGAGCAAATACAAAGATCATTTAGTGCAGGTATAGGTGCGGCCGATCTATTTAGAGAAAAAGGTGTTAGAAACATGTTAGGTTTCAAAGCTGGTGCAACAGTATCTATTGAAGATACAGTAAAAGCATTTGAAAGAGTATTCTCACCAGGTGGAAGATTTGGAAAAGCAACAGATGAATTAGCACAAACATTAGAAGGAACTTTATCAATGATAGGAGATAAAGTTTTTAACTTTAAAAAAACTTTATTAGATGCAGGTTTCTTTTCACAATTAAAAAGACAATTTGGAGATTTAGATAAATTCTTAGTACAAAATTCAGAAAGCATAGAAAGAATAGCAATAGGTTTTGGAACTGTATTAGCTAAAGCAGTAGAAGGAACTGTAAATTTATTCAAATCATTAAAAGATAATGTTGATACAGTTATCACAGTATTTAAAGTTTTAATCGCAATTAAAATAGTTGCGTTTATGATTTCACTAGGTAAAGCTATTGTGCCTGTACTTGCTGGACTTAGAGGTTTAGCTGGTCTATCAGGAGTTGGTTTAGCACTAGTGGCGGCCTCAGTTGCGGCCACAACAGCAACATTTATTGAACTCAATAAACAAATAGATAAAACTATCGAGAGTTTAGGTGAAGCTGTAGATAAAAATATATCAATGCGAAGTTCAGCTAGAGAGATGGCTATTCTTATGAGAAGTTATAAGAAAGAAGTTAAAGAAGTAGTTGAATTAACAAATAGAGAAGCTGGAATAATAAAACATCAGCAACAAGAACTACAAACTGTAAAAAGAATATTTGAAGATATGAACAATAAAGAGTTAGAAAATATTAACTTAAAAATGAAAAATATTAATAAGACTATTGCAGAAGGAATCAATAGTGGAATAACTAAAATGTCACAAGCACTTGCACAAACATTAGTATTTGGTAAAAGTTTATCAGATACATTAGCAAATATGGCAAGAAATGTTTTAGCAAGAATTATAGCTGTACTAATAGAACAGATTGCAAGACAAGCCATAATCATAGCTATGGAAAATACACAAATTGGTCAATTAGCAACTAAACTTGGTATTGAAAAATTAATTACAGCAGAGAAAGTTAAACAATCATCTGTAAGCACAGTATCAGCAGGTTCAAGTTTAATGGGCTTAGGTTCATTAAAAGGTTTCTTCGGTATGGCTAAAGGTGGTGCAGTTTCGAAAAATCAACCTTATGTAGTTGGAGAAAACGGTCCAGAATTGTTTGTACCTAATCAAACAGGACAAATCACTCAAAATGCAAGAGGAACAAGTGGTGGACAAACTACAGTTAATTTTAATATCAATACAGTTGATGCTTCAGGTTTTGAAGATTTATTAGTTAGATCAAGAGGAACTATCACTCAATTAATTAACAATGCAGTTAATGAAAGAGGGAAAGAGAGTTTAATCTAATGGCTGGTGCGTTTCCTATATCTACTGCTCAATTTGAATCTTTAGGAATTAAATCAATTCAAAATACAATTATTTCTAAATCAGTATCAGGTAAAAAACTTGCAAGACAAATAGATGGTCAAAGATGGGGTTTTACTGCTAAAGTAATTACAGCAAAAAGAAGTGATGTCTATGGAGAACTCATGGCATTTATTGTTAAGCAAAGATCAGGAAAAGAAAATTTTACAATAATTCCACCAGAAGTCGAAGATGCTAGAGGTACAGCTTCTGGAACTCCTAATGGAACAGCTTCAGCTGGTGCTACATCAATTACACTAGGTGGTACAGGTACAGGTACATTAAAAGCTGGAGATATGATTAAATTTACTAATCACGATAAAGTTTATATGGTCGTTGCAGATCAATCAGATATTTCTACAGGTTCATTAACGATTGAACCACCTTTAACAACAGCAGTTTCTTCAACAGATATTCAATATGATAATATTCCATTTACTGTACATTTGACTAACGATATTCAAGAATTTGGAGTTGTTGGTGCAGATAAAGATGGTAATGCTTTAT